GTCTTTCTTGATGCCTTCCAGTTTCTTTATCCACTGCAGGTCGCGCTCTTTCAAAAGTTCGTCGATCTGACTTTTGGGCACTGTGACAACCTGAGCGACCGACACGGTGTCGCCTTGCTTGTTCCTGTATCTATGGACCTCAGAGCTGAGCCCGTTGCTGATCCTGATTGCTGCGTCACGCCCTGCCTCGGCATCCTCTGCACGACGTCTTTCGTGGCCAAGCCTGAGAAAAAGGTAAATCACCAGTGCGACCGCAATAATGAACGCGATCGTCTTGTAGTTCCGCTTCAGGAACGGCAACCAGTTTTTCAAAGCCTCGAGTATTTTAATATAGATGATCATGCTAATGGAATTTTGATGCCCAATATTTCTTTCGCTTTATTGAAGTATGCCAAACGTCTGTCGAAGCCAATTGAATCACCTACCGCATTTGTTTTGCGTCCGATATTTATCAAGTCACAGGACCCGTCAAAATCGTTCTTGTCGGCCATTTGGTTGCACCCTGCGGTAAGCCAATAATGCCCAGCGGATTCACAGGCCCAAACTGCTCCCTCCAATAACTCTGGATGAGTCACGAAATCAATCCCGAACACTTTTGAAAGTGCAGCCAGGTTCTTACGCCCTGTAGTCTGCAATAAGCCGTGGCCACGTTTATGGAATCCATCACCAGATTCAGAGTTGCCAAGACCAAAGGCCAAATAATTACGATCTGTCTTTAAAAGACGATCATGCCAAGGCTGTGAAAAATCCCTTTCATAAAGGGTCTGTTGACGTGTAGGTCCCCATAATTCTCGGGGCGTATTCAATTGGGCGCTTTCTTCGCCAACGTTCGCCAAAAACATTGCCATCCTGATCGGGCTATTGATCTCGTATTTCTGCATCGAGATATTAAGTTGATCGAAAAATTTCGCGATGCTTGCAGCTGTGGCTAATGGAAAAATGCTTTTCAAATTTTCCTTCGAGATCATGTCTTACGTTGTTTGATTTTTAGAAACCTGACGGTTTTAAAGACCGTCAGGAGTCAAGTAGGTGAATGATTGTTTGCGCAATTCTTTTTGGCTTTGTCCCGATGTGGATTCTATCGGAGCCTCGAAACCTGTCGCGCTATTTACCTGCGTTTCGAAAAGTATCAGTTTGTCGGCAACTAAAGCGACGAGTGTTCGTAGCTCGTTGCGATTGCTTGCGACTGCTCGGTGGATTTCTTTTCCACCGGCTTTGCTTGCACTGCACCGACGAAGGCTACCAATGCAAACAGTAGAAACACTTTTTTCATTGTGGGCCAGTTCCGCACTGGCAGGCGTTTTATTGTTTATTGATCAATGCCGTGATCTTGTCATCGGCTTTGCCCAAGACCTTGTAAAGCGTGTTCTGCCCGTTCCATCCTAGGAAGAATGCAAGCATCCCACTGAGGAACATGAACGGTACTTGAAAGTCGCCATAGCCGAACGTCTTGTCTTCCAATGCTGGCCAGGTGTAGTCGATCAACAGGTGCAGCGCCAATTGAAATGCCAATACCACAAGTGCCGCAAAAAATGAAAGCCATTCTGTCGAGAAAAAAATTTCTACAATCTTGCTCTTGGGTACATCAGTGTGCTTCTTGTCGAGTTCACCGATCTTGGTGTAGCAATGGATGCAGAAACCGATGAGTTGGAAAATGAAAATGAAAAGGTATTCCATAGTTTTTTAGATTAAAGTGTCAACGTTTTTTTGATTTCTTCCACTTGCTCAACAAGTGATTCACGTAGAAGCTCACTACCGCACCGAGAGCGGATCCAATGATCGCATACACTGCCGTTTCCATCAATCCATCAAATGTTATCATTGCCGTAGTGGCCACTACTGATTTATAAATTCCACTGATTGCTCCGATTATGGCACCGAGCAATGGTGAGTTGTCATGAGGTCCGGGGTGATGTTGTATCATTTCTTTTTAGTGATTTGAATTATTTGACTTCATACTGAAAAGTCATTGATACATCTCCTGATCCCGCCAACGCTCCGATGACAATAATCTCTACAGTGCTAGTGCTACCTACAGCAAACACTTGTCCCGATTGCGCAACAGGTTGCCAGTTGGCCACGCCATTTGCGTCATAGGTTGATGTAAGGCTACTTGTCACAGGCAGCGTAAGGATAAAACTCATTGTTCCATTGCTGCCTTTTGTACCAATGGTCACCGCTCCTGACACGGTTACGATAGTGCCATTCCTACTCCAAGTAAAACTTTGAACAGTTGGGGATGAGAATCCACTAGCACTAGAAAGAGTTGGCGTATATCTGCCGCTTGCAAAAGGAGTATAGGTAAAGTTGGTACCATTGTAGACAGCAACATTGTTTGTCGAGGATACTGAATTAGAGTAGGTCTTACCGTTCTGATGAGCGTCCACATATTCCTTATCGGTAAGAGAGTGCAATTGAGTAACATAATTAGTCGCGTTATATTCAATGCCTTTTTTGGTTGACCTGTTGTCTACAAATGTCGCTGTACCTATGTCAGAGGCGTCAGCTTTCATTTCTAAATAAAAGTTGTAAGTATCAGTTTGGGCAGTATAATCGCCTACTCCAAATCGACCTCCTAAATTGTGGAAAGATAAAACGGGCGCTGTTGAGCCAGCGGTACCGTCAGCACTAATAATTTCAATTGCACTTACGTTCGTTGGAGCTACAAACGTTTGACTACTGTTAGCAAGTTCACTCAGTGTTCCAGAAACATCGGTTGCCTCAATCTGCATACCAGTTGAATGATTGGCGGCAGATATGATCGGAGTTGTTATAGTGGTGTTTCCATTTTTCTGGATAATGTTCGCGTTTGCGTAATCAATAGAAATATTTCCGCTAGATGCATCGAAGTCATTCGCCGTAAAGCTAGCTGCACCTTTCGTTGACCCATCTGCGGCAGCATTAGCAATTGAGAGGGTTCTGTCGGCACTGAGATTTCCCCCTCCAGATAAAGGCGAAGTCGTATTGATGTTTCGGGTTGTTGGAACGCCACTACCGCTTATGCTGCTAGCCAGCCTCATCTTTACATATCCGTGGTCAAACACAGCTAAAGAGTCGGCCGTATTGTTTACCGCAGGTGCAGCATTAAGCCCTCTGAACATTCTAACCTTTGGCAAGTAAATCGTATTGGAGTCACCCGCTGTCAACCAAATTTTTCGACCACCGAGTGCTCCCGCACCAGTGGTATTTGATGGGATGTTATGATCGGAGCCCCCAAGAAGAAAGGCATAGTTTGAATTGATCCCGTTGCCGTAGGTTTGCGCATTGGAATTGTGCGAGTATAAAAAAGAGCCAGCAATTCCAGAGCCGCCAGGTGTACCTATTGTCAACGGTTTGTAATTCGATCCTGACATTGTGCCCATCGAAAAGCAGCCGAAGCATTTGTACATACGGGAATGATCACCCGCCATAAAATTTCCGTTGAACGTAGTTGGATTGTCGCTGATCCCATAGTTGAAAATCCCTCCAACCAAATTGGCCTGTCCGTTTTGAATGGAATTTTGTGTTCCACTGACGAGGTTAAAGTAGGCTCCATAAAATCCAGAACCAGGTGCATTGATCTTGTTGGCATAGCCGAGCAAAACATTGTACCCAACGCTTCCCCTCAGCGTGTCGGAATTTCCGAAAACGATATTCGTTACATTCTGATGGAGTTTGTAATCGATCGAGGTTGTGTCGTCTGTGATAATAAGATCACCTTGCGTCCAGTCCCACTTGGTAAATATTCCACCTGCTTGGCCGTTGATGGCCAAGTTGTGGCCGTTTTGATTGATCCAAGTTTTGCGGGTCAGATTTCCGCCGAGATCAATTGATGATGGGTTGGCCGTTGTTCCATTTCCGTTGGTAAGAACTACAGTGTTTCCCGAATCCCTTTTTTGCAAAACACTGGTCCCGTTGCCGATGAACTCATAAACGTTTCCATTGATATTGATTGCTCTTCGGTCCTTTCGCTCAGCTGCAGGGATCAATGAAAGAGCTTGGCTTTTGGAAGTGTAAGGAGATCCATTGTTCAAGAAACGGCCGTCGACTATTCCGTTGAGGTTTACAATCGGGAATGGCAACTGAAGTTGACCAAATGCCAACATTGGCACTAGCAGAAAAATGAGAATAAGTTTTTTCATTTGAATCGTTCGATTAATCGTAAGACAACTTTTGTAATTTCTGTGGCTGTCAGAATCCCACCATAAACAATCAAGAAGATGAGCAGCGAGTCAGGCAAAATGATTTTGACTTCCATAATCAGTTTGTTGTGATTTGGTGACGGTGGTTCGATGAGTAAGGGGACCCAACTGTCATCCGATAAATGTTAGTGGACCGTGCCGTGCCACCGGCATCGTTCACATTGACGGTGCCCGTCAAAATGTATTGAGTTGTGATGTTGGCGTTGAGGGCATCGAGGTCGATCACCTGGCTGATCGTGCATTGACACGCATACTCGAAGATCGTGTTTGTACTTCCGGTGTTTAGGTTGTTGGTGATGGCGCCTGTATGGAAAACATTTTGAGGCAGCGCACGCACTTGGGCGCTGTTCGTACTGTTGGCTGATGTGTTGCCAAAGAAATCCACGAAGCGAGCAGTGGCAATAAAATTCGAGCTATTGAATGTTCCCGAGGGTGAGGTATTGTTACCGATTCCCTTCCAGCTTTGCGTAGCTCCGTTACTGTTGAGTTGAATGGTCGTTATTGTGACCGCCTGCGTTCCGTCGTTCGCAGTTCCGGCATTTAAAGTCGATGATGCCGTGTTGTCAAAAATGTCAATGGTAGGAACAACCCCTGAGTTAGGAGTAATCGACCACGTGAATGTTTTGCTGCCGCTTAGCGTTGTCCCTACTTCTACAGTCGTTGCCTGCCCTGAAATGCTGAATGAATTGAAAACAGGATTGACATACGGTGCCACGATGCTTTGGATTATCTGCGAGATGCTTTGGCCTGCGATTGCTGTACCCGCAGGGAGTCCACCCACCGTTACAGTAGTAGGTGATTGTCCAGTGTAATTTGTAGAAGGGAATTTGAATTTCTTCTTTACTCCGTTCTCGATGTAGTTCCATGAGTTGTTTTGCTCGAAGTAACCTATAGCACCATACCCTGCAGGTGCTGTGAAGGTAGTTGAGTCGGATACGCGCGAGCGCAAGTAGTAAACACTGGTCGGCGACTGAGCGTTAAGGATTATGGGGAACAAAACCGATACGGTGACCGCGATCAATAAAAGCACAGTGATCAATATTTTTCTTTTCATTTTATTCAAGTTTTAATAGCCAATTGGTCCCGTCAAATTCACCTGTTATTTTATAGTAGCCTGGATCGGTCAGTACAAACCCGGTCCCGTTCCATTCTGGATTGCCTTTGTTTATGAATGTTCCTCCTGAGAAAGTCAACGTATGAGCATCACTTGTAAAGAGCCATGTGAAGCGTTGGCAGTTAGCGAAATTGGTAAGCGAGATTGCTTTATCGCTTGTGATATTCGCGCTCGAGTTAAATTTTAGATCAATGAAGTTTTGAGCATCAAGGATAATGTTGCCTCCAGCGGTTGGGATAGGTAACACAATCAACTCAAGTTTTGAATTGACAGCTTGCTTTACTTCATTAGCATCGTCATCACTGAAAATGTTGCGTACACCATCAGTCGCGCCCTTGTCCTTATCAGCCCAGTTTATGTTCATGACGTTATTTCAAAAAAGTATCCCTTATCAGTGTCGCTCAATTTTACTGTGGTAGCCGAGTCCTGAAGTGGAACAGGCGCAACCAGGTTGTAATACTCCGGAGCCTTCACGATCAATCTGGAAACAGCCATCACCACCATCTCGGTATCTTTTCCGTTCTGCGGATCGGCGATCGCGAAATCAGTGAGTTGTCTGTTGGCTATGAATGGCGCATCGAATCCTAGTGTGACGTAAACTGGATTCATGATAATGGATCTGATTGCACCCACCAGCCTTTGCAGGTTCAACATTGAATCCTTGTCAGCATTGTCCGGGTTTGACTTTGCTTTGTTGTATACCTGTATTTGATAATGATAAACACCGTTGCCCTGCTTCTGCAGCTGCGGCATTTCATCGTACTTACCATTGCCAAGGCAAATGTTTATCGCTGGCAACTCATCTTGGTCAAAGTCAATGAACCTTTCCACCCACACCTTGGCGTTTAGTTTTGGTTGGTTGGATAATACCGAGAACTGATTGTTGATCTCGTCGGCTAAAATGGCCCCAATCTGATCGCGTATGATCTCAAAGGAAGCCACTTGTATTTGTCCGTTGATCTTTGCCATTTTAGTCTTTCGATCCTAGAATCAGTACAATCAATCCTAAAGTCTCATCGGGGAATTGCTCTGTCACAGAATAGTTTTTATCAACACCTGTCGAGTCTTTCACCTTCACGCTATGCCCTTTCATTGATACGTTGCCTTTTGAACTTCTCACAGGATAACCCGTCAATGAATTCTCATAGAAACTGAGTGATGCGTTACGGCTGTTGACACGGATCCCCTCTGTGTTGATCGAGGTATGGTGTTTGGTGTGGATCACTGGGATTGTTTGAGTGACCGAGTTGTCGGGCGTAGTGAACGTGGCCATCACGGAAAATTCACCCGCGATGATTTGCTGAACGTCTAACCTTGCCTGGTCTATCAAATTCATTTCTTAGATTTTCTAAAAAAGATGGGCTAATTTTTACGTTAGCCCATCCCCAAACAAATCCTAATCCTAAACCTCTATTTCTTGTTGCCCTTGTCGCCTTCGGGCTTTTCAGTCTTTTTTTCCTCTGGTTTTTTGGGCTCTGCATTTTGCTCAGGAGCCTTTTCTGCCTCGGGCTTTTTTTCCTCCGGTTTTGGTTCAAATGGATTTTCTTCCGATGGCTTTTTAGCGATAGGGTCTACTTCACCTTCTGGCTTTTTATCGTCAGTTTTAGGAGACGGCTCCTTGGGTTCGGAAGCCTTTTCCACTTCGGGCTTTAAGAAACCTTGTTTCACAAGCTCCGCTGCATGGCCAGACGGGAAGTGTTCATCCGTAACTATTTCACCGCTATGGTGAATACGATTGGATGTTCCTCCGACTGATAATGCAATGACTTTATAAGTTGCCATGATTAAGCAGCGGTTACTTTAGCGGTGTAGATTTGGTCAACGGCGATCGGAACGGCAACACCTGCAGAGCGGATGTCCTGTACATATTTGTACGTGCGTTCGTCCTTATACTCACCGATGACATAAGCACCCTTTTGAATGACAGGGTTTTTCTCATCGATCAATTGAGGCACCAGTGCAAATCCCAAAGCGAAGTTTGGTTTCTCTGGAAGTACGATGATCTTCGTAGGATCAAGGTAGGGAGACTTGTTGCCAGCGTTGTCCTCGTAAATCTCGGGGTAACTCCAAATGTTCGCGCGATATGTCTTCGCTGAAATTTGACCGTGGAATACACCGCCGCTCGCATCACGTTGAGGTGGAGCGATTGAGTTCAAAGGCAGGTTCAAGATTTTCTTTTCATCGCGGATGAACGGAGACGCAAGCAACGCACTGATTGCGGACGATCCACAAATAACGTTCAACATCGAAGCATCGGTTTTACCGAATTGACGGATGAAATTACCCGCGTTGAAGATCGTTGTCTCAGGATTCAATGCATCGTTTGACAAGTCTACTGCATTGGGCCAATAGCTACCTCCGCCAAGGTCAACCAACGATCCAGCCTTGCGCTTGAAATCGATGTTTGTGCCTTTCAGCAAAGTCACAATACCGGTCGTCAATACATCCGCGCACTGCTTCTCGTATGAGCGTTCGATCTTGTCTTGAAGAGCTTGAAGCTTCAAAGCGATCTCATTGATGTAATTCGCCAGAACCACATCGTCGATTACTTCGCTACCGAAAAGAACCTCGTAAGCGTCTAATTCAGTCTTATCGAAATATTCACGGTAGTAAGGAGGTACAATGGTTTTTTCGCTTGACTTGTTGAAGGTGTTCCGGTTACCTTCCGTTCCACGCTCTACATCAACTGCGATTTTTTCAGACCCTCTCATAACCTGAATGGAAATCTCTTTAGTTCCATTCTCAACGGAAGGGAAAAACGAGCGCAAGAAATTGGATGGCGCTTTTCGCTCACGGTATACGGCCATGAGTTTTTTGGTGAAAAGATTTCTCGCGTCTTGGGTGGGTATCAAAGTCATTTTATTTCTTCTTTAGAATGTTTATTAATTGTCAAATCCGGTCAAATCGGTTCCGCCCACCAGGTGGATGCCTTGAGCCTGAACATGGTCACGAAGTTTTCTACCAGATACGGTAGTATCCATCGTGTCAGTTCCGTTACTGAATGTCAAAAGAGATTCAACTACGTCACCTTGGTTGCACAAGGAAACGTTCATGGTTGCCCCTGGTGCCACTACTACATCCTGATTGAGAATGCCTACTGGAATCTGGCTTCCATCGACCGCAGTAGATACCAAAGGCACAACGAGTCCCGTCGCCGTGATGCGACCCATGACGGTTCCAGCAACCAGAGTTACTGGCGCTCCGCCTCCATTGGTGTAGCTTGCATCATTGAAGCGATTTTGCCAAACGAATATTTTGGAAACATCATAGTTGTTGGTCAACTGATTGTTCGTCTGCAAGGTCTGTGTTACGTTGCTCATTACTTCTTGATGTTTAAGAGTTTGTCAAGACCTGTTTCGATTACCTCGATGCGCTTTTGCTCATCGGTTTTTACAGTTGTTTCAGCTTCCGCTGTTTCAACTTTCTTGGGGCTTGCATCAGCAATAGCCTTGAGGTTTTCTGGGCTCAAGGCCTTTGCTTGAAATTCCGCGATGTCGGACATGGTGATTTCTTCACCGCTGTCGATTCCTTTGTTCACGGCAACCGCATCGATTTTGTCAAATGCTTTCCAAGCCGCGATTCTTTTTCGCTCGGCTTTTATTGCATCCTCTTTGGCTTTGGCAATGGCTGAATCCTGTTCTTTGTTTTTGGTCAGGACTCCATTGACAAGCGCAGTTATTTCTTCTGGTGTCATTGCTTTGTTTTTTTCTGGTGGTTTTTTTTGTTCTGGAATCTTTTGTTCCGGCTTTTGCTGCGGCATCTCCACACTCAGAGCAGCGATCCTGAACGCATACTCATTGATTTCGGATTTGATCTGTGGAGTGATAGGGATGATTTCATTCACCAGGCCAATCTCTTTGGCTTCTTGTGCTGTGAGCTTTACATCCACTCGTTTGTCATTGGAGAAAATGTCATCAAGTTTTACGTTCTTCATCTTCTCGAACTTCTTGACGTCTATTTTTGCTTCCAATGCAGCACGTAAAAATCCATTGATACGGTCTAGTGTTGCCCATTGGTCATCCGTCATGTACTCGCTTTGTTCATACGATGACGGATAAGCAGCACGATGCACAAGGAAGTCCGAAACGTCCAGAGCCGAAACTTCATCGGCATAACACAGAAAGTAAAAAGCCATTGAGTAGGCTTTTCCGTCCGTCTGGATTTTCTTTTTTCCTTTGTAATCACGCCATGAGGCAATCATTCCAAATCCACTCTGAGGATCTCCTCCGTTGGAGTTGACACGAAACAAGACATCTTCTTTTTTCAACTCAGCCAACTGAGCCAAAAACTCATCAGCTGAATAATCATTGAAGCTGCCGTATAATCGTATCTCCTTTGCCATTGTTCGTAACAAAGAGAACCACGATGAAAAGGGCGCAAAAAAAAAGCATCCAAATTGGATGCTGATTATTTTCAATGTTCTGACTTTTGGGGAAACGAAAACCACTATGGCAAAGCTTCAGTTGACGGGCATACCGGAAGAGTTGAAAAATGATCTTGTAAAAATCGCAAAGGAAAAAGAAGGCTTGACGCTATCTTCTTTCCTGAAACCTCATCTCAGGAAATTACGGGACTCATATTCTAGTCCGACTCAACTGGCTCGTTCACCTTTACGATAGGAGCCTCAAGAGTTAGTCCAAGGCCTTTGGCGTATTCTAGCTCTTCGGTAAACTGTTCTATGTTTTGATCCGATTCGCCGCCGTTCAAATTCTCGGTCGCTTGCTCGACTGTCGTAAGCGGAATCGCTTGGGCCAGTGTGCCGAGCTTCATACGTTCTGCGGTCACTTCCTTCACAGGGTCGATATGTGGAACCGGAGCACCAACAAAACGTGCGATGCGATATGCGTTAATGGCCATGAAGTTTCTAGATGCATACGCGTTCAAGTATCCCTTGGCCTGTATTTTGTTTTTCAAAATCTCTACGTGCAACCAGAAATTATAAATCGGTTGATAAAATTCAGCGGAGAATTTTGCGCGCTCCACATTCAATACATGCTCCCAATCCTTCAGCGCGGCGCGGCTGGCAGAAAAACTGTTCGTATATATTGACTTGGCCACGTCTGGAGGTATTCCCAGCGTCGAGCAAATCATATCAGCATTGATCGTAAAGAAATCCTTGAAATGAAGTTCGGTTTTCGAATCGGGTGCCTTGATTGTAGAATCATTAGGCATGTTGAAAATCTGCTTCTTGGTCGTGGCCGCTACTTTATTGGCGAATTGTTGGCCCTCTGAATCGACAGGAACTTGCGCAGGTTGATAATCAACGTTGCGCGCTGTTTTGATTGCAGCGGCCAATGGGTGTTCACCTGTGGATGTCACACCATGTTCAATGAAGTAAGCTATTTTTTGTCTTTCCTCCGCGCTGCCAAGAGTTGCATCCTTGTAGCGTTCCAACTTTTTGATAGACTCAATGACGGTTGAAATGATCGGGATACCCCGCTGACTATCCAAGCGATATTCAAGACCATAAACCATGAACGCATAAATCAATCCTTGCTCATCGCGGCAAGGTATCCGCTCATAGTTAGTCGTGAGCGGAGCTTTCTTTACGTAATAGGCAATGTGCTTGCCTTTGGGATCGATTTCTACTCCGTTGTTGATTTTATTGCCGTTCGGCAAAGTCGATGTGTTTGGGAATGTCCCGTCGTATGCCCCTAATCCAATAGGTTGCCTAACGTGTGATCCATCGATCAATTGGACCCTTACAAAGTCATCGATCAATCGAAGCACTACCAGGCAATCACCTCCAACAATTGCATTGATGTTAGCCCTCACCGCCAATTGCTGAAGCGAGCGCATTTCAGAATAGTCAGCTTCTTTTGATTTTGAGTAAACTGAGAAACGGGCCTCGGTCACTTCGCAAAAATCCTGAATGTTTTTGAAGTTGATTCCTTCTGACTGAAGTACGGTTTTGTTCGGCTCGCTCTGCAACTTTAAACCATTTCCGATCTTCCAAATGGAATATTTTTTGATGATCGTTTGAGCGATGTCGCTGTCAAGAAATGCTTGCCATGATCTTATGCGTAGAGTTTCATAGTCAGGTTTATAGTCGAATGCCGGTCCGGCCTCACCTAGATTTTTTTCACCGTCAAAAGAAACCGAGAAGATCTGTGTGTATGCACCAAGCGATACCTGGTCATCCGCGAACTTCGGTTGACGGGTTTCAGCAATAGCGCCGCTGTTTGAGAAAATATTGATCTTGTCAAACAGACTCCTCAATAAACTTTTGCCTTGACTTTCTTTCATCGCCTGTTGACTACGTTAAAGTTTGAAGAATCCACTCCGCGTACTACTCGGTTTCCGTTCAATTGGGCAAGGTATCTCTGCTTCACCCGCTCAAGAGCGGTAATGCCGTTGATGATCGAATCCATTGTACGGTAAACAGTTCTGATCTGTGTTTGGCCATCGTTCAAGGAGTACTCTTGGATGTTCTGATTCGTGGCCGCGTTCAACATAGCTGTGTTGAGGGCGTTTATCACATTATCGATCGCCGTGATCTTGCCGAGCAGATCAGTCTGCGACTGTATATATAGATTCTCTGAATTGTAAATTACCATGATCGCCCAATGCTATTTAAATTGAAAATGATTTTAAAATTTTGCATCCTCATAACGTCTTTATCTCATCAATCTTGGCGCCTGAAATATCTGCAGACGACGCGTTTTCAGTCTCACCTTCCAATGTAGTTGGGCCGCTTGTTCCTGGTCCTGTTGTCACCCCTGAATGTATATGCGTATTGAATTTTGTGACCAGATCGTTGTACTTGTTCACCAGGTCATTGTGGTCGTTCTTCAGTTGATTGAATCCTGATTCCAATTCCTGAAAGCGGACCATGTTTTTCGTATTGCCTCCTATTTCGCATGTGCCGTCATTCTTTTGATAGATTGAAAACTTTATCGCGCCGTCCGCATCCGTCGAGTACGTTCTAAATTCCCCTTCTCTGGCAATCTGGTTTTTGTTTATGTAACCGATGATTACATTTTGATTGTTGTCGCTTGTGCTAGCATAGATGGCCAACATGTTCTTTATCGGATTGCTGTCTACCCCGAATGGCATTATCTCGTCAGCGGTCCGCACATCGGTCTTACCGAAACGCAAAACCTTCAAAACCCTGAACGACTTTTGCAACAATGAATTCTGTATTCGCGTCAGTGTCAACATTTCAATGCAGGTTTATGCCTTCAAACAAATATTTGGGCGTGTCATTGTTGTACACCTCCGGAAGAACGCAAGTAACCGAAGCTGTCAAGGCCTTTGAGTCACCCTTGAAGTCAACCTGCTCAACAAACCAACGTGATCTTTTGAATAGGTATGCTTTGGGGTTTAGCACGGTAATCTCCGTGTTAGGCATTATAACCTTTCCGTCAACAAACCACCTGTCGGTAGTGAACTTCAGTGATATGTTCCTCAGTTCATCGCTCAACGCATTGCGAGCGGCTAAACTTGTGTCAACATTATCCCCTGAGTTCTGAGTGATCACTCGAGGGCGATACACAAACGGAACGTAAGGGTTTCGGATCGTCACCTCACCTGCATTGGGATTTTCTTTGCTCGCTTGCTTTTTTACTGTGATGTGCGAGTGCATGGCCTGGCCATTAAACGAAAGGACCATTTCAGGACAGGGCAAGCCATTTCCACCATAGTTCAAAATCGGAGTCGTTTTTGTTTTTATTCGAGTGAAGACGAGGTTCCCTTGCGCATTGTGGGTAATGACGATATTCTTTTGACCTGCTAGCTTAGTAAGAAAGTCCTTGATAGTTTGTGTCGGCTCAGCTGTAGCCTTCTCAAATGGCTTATCCATTTCTCTTTGTACCGACGGATCCACTACTATGGACAATTGGAACGGCCTCAAAATCTGTTGTGCGATCTGTCGTAAGGACAGGTTGTTAAACTCCAATCCCATTGTCTCGGGTATCTGGCAGTCCTCTAAAAATCCCGTCAATGAACACCCGCCGATGGCGACAGGATTGGACACGTGTGAACTTTTAAATCCCTGTGACAGGAAGTAGCCGGTCATCAACAATTTTCCTTCATGCTCCAATGTGCATTTGTGGTAATGGCCAATGCAATAAAGTTCCTTATGCTCGAGTATATCTGGGTTGAATTGCGCTGAGAAAGAAAAGCCGGACGAGAAGGAATCGTAACGCAACGAGAGTTCGAAGTTTAGAAAATTCTCAACCTTCCTGTTCCTGATCCTATCGTCAATTTTTAAAATCACTTGTAATAGATAATTTTTCTGCCCTTGTTCAAAATCATGAGCTCATTCAAACCTATGTTGTTCTGCTTGATGAAATCGTCTATCGTAGTGTCGTCGGCTTGCAGTCCATAGAAGCGGTGAGCCAACAGGACCACATTGGAATCCTTTTCCAAAATGATTGTTCTTTCTTGCTTGGCGTTTACCGCTATCTGGAAGAGGTTTGATATCGTAAGGCTAACCATATCATTAAGTCCTGATAGAGAGTCATAGTCAGGAATGTAGCTGTCGGCTTCACCTCCGTTTGGAGTTTGCAACGAATCCAGATCGGACAGGTATAGATTGAAGTTATCGGTAAGCTTTCCGATCACATCGAATGCATCGCCTCGATTGTTATAGTCGCTGACTGAATTATAGTCTTTGGTCCGAGGTGTGACTGCACATGCACACAGTCCAGAAATTATCGTATTGCCCATTGCCTCATAAATTCTTTTTGAGCTAGGGGAAAGCAACGTTGAAATTGAAGTCCTGAGCTTGTTGAACTGATTCAGCAATAGCGTGATCCTGTTTTGGGCAGAGTCAGCAAATTGAAACGGAGCGTTGATCATCGCTTGAATTTTCTGCATTGCGAACAACGGATCGTTGGACGCATTGATGATTGCTGAATTTGCCGATTGAAATAAGTTGTAATAGTTCTGTGCGTCAGATGTCTTTTTGATTTTCTGGTAGGCAGAATTAAACGTGTTCGCGGTGGCTGCACTCATTACGTTAACATCATGGACCGATGGCGACGGTACCTTTTCCGCGAACGACGTAGAAGTCGTGCCCATCAAAGAGTCATTGGCCTGTAGAATGCTATCGGCTGGGTCGTGTGTAACAACCGGATTGTTGTCCAAGATTGTTTCCATGACGTTGCATGTGATCTTCGAAACATTATGCACGGTATTGTCAAACTCCAACCCGTCGGGCTGCGCGTATATTATTCCCCAGAATGGATGTGAAATTCTCCAAGGACGCGAATCATCAGCGCTCGTTTCAAAGTCTTCGGATTGGTCCAAATGGTCCTCTCCCTGAAAGTATAATTCGAGGCGGTATTTTCTGCCCCGTGGCATTGACCTACGACGAAGTGTTCCGGCTTTTTCTGGAAAATCAAAATCGGCAATGTTGTATTCTTTGGATTTGGTCGCATTGATCCATTCAGGTTTATACTTCTTGCCGTCACCTGTTGTGATTATCAGGTCGTGCTTTATCCTGTCTAACCAACTCATTTCAATACCTTGTTAAATTGCCTACGAGCTTCGTTCTCATAAAAAGTTTCCATTTTTTTCGCTGACATCTCTGAAGCTGTCCGCATGAACGACGTACGCGAGGCGTTCACGGTCCTATGGGAACGGAAGGAATAAACGGGGCTTGTTTTTATCCGCATTGTCGTACTGCGACCGATCAAACCAACGCGCTGGCGTTTAATTGAATCGACCTTTCTCAAAATGCCATTGGCAACAATGTATCCACCCTTCCTCGCATAGATTGCGGTTTTGATAAAGAGCTCTGATTTGTTTTTCCCTCTGACATTTTTCACATCAGGAATTGATTGAAGCGAACCAACCTTACTTTTGATAGTTCTCAATCTGTTCACCGGACGAACCAGCCTCAGTCCAGATCCTCCACGCGCTTCACTTGTCGGAATAAATGTTCTGTCTTTAATAGTGCCTCCGTGCTCTTGTTGCTCCAATTCCAAAACAGCTTTGTTATTTTGTTTGGCATTCTCCGCAGTGAAGCCAACTGTCGCAACCATCCTACGGATGTCAAACCCTTGCGCTTGTTCAACCTTGGAATTTGCCTTGAAAAAATTGGGACTTCTATTCACG